GAGAAGAACACGGTTTGTCAAACGGTTTTGGTTCATTTTCAAAAATGCACCTTTCAACTTACGTGAGGAAACATCTTTAGTATCACCAAGAATATCTGATAGAGAATCATCATCGGTAGACAAATCATTACCACCAGGAATCAGAAAGTATTCTGAGTAGCCATATCCGTTAACAGAGAAAAACTTTTCGTTACGGAATTGTTTGTAACCATCTTCTGTCATCATCATATTGAAACGTTCCATTGCATTTTGAAAGTAACGTTTGCTCTTTGGCAGAATGTAGAATCCGATCAAATTGCAACCAGTACGATCCTTTAAAATTTGCAACAGAGTAGGCGTCACACCTTTGTCACTCACACGATATGTTTTGGCAGACTCTTCATCTTCGATGTATGAAACCGAATGATAGTTGGAAGGTCCGATGCGTTGGCTACGTCCAAATTCATTATCGGTCCAAAGAGTATTTGAATCTTCGCCATCGGTTAAAAAGATAACATTCACAATTTCAGACCGAGTACGTTTACGGAAGTCATTGACAACATTAGATGCAACTTGGATTGTTGCATTCAACGGAGTACCACCAAGACCCATACCTTCTTTGATATAACTTGACTTGTAGTTTCTACGATAGTTTTTGTAAGGCATGTATGCTTCAGCAATGTTCAACAAATCATTTGCAAATTTGCGATACGTTTGGTTTTTCATACTGCTAGACAAAATATTCAACAGGTAAAACTTATCAATCTGCAATTGACTCGGAATGATTCGGTCATTCTGTTTATTGATTGACACATTTCCACTCTTATGATATTCAGTACTGAAAGCATAAACATCAAAAGGAATATTCACTTTGCGGCAGAACGTTGCCATTGTAATCAACTGTTCAATTGTGCCAGACATGTTGTCTACCATAGAACCAGACCAGTCAATGAACATCACAATGCCGTGATTCTTACCTTGTGCAACAGAACCAATCTTGCGGAAAATATCGTCATTGAATTTGTAAGTGTGCAACTTGTTGGTGTCAAGTGTGCCAGTATCAGAGACTGTCACACGGCGCAACTCAGCCGCTTTCTTTTTCATTTCGAATTCTTTTACAAGATATGCAATAGCATTCTTATTCTTGGATTCAAACTTAGTCAACAAACTTGTATCATAACGGTCTTGGTCTTCCAATTCTTCATTGTCATACAGAGACTCATCAAAGAATTTCAATTCTTTATATGAAACAACATAGTTTTTCAACTTGATAGAATTTTGCTTTGCAATCTTACCCACATAAATTTCTTTTGTTTCGGCAAGACTCTTCAATGACTTTTGCAACCTCTCATCGGTTACAGATTTTACTTCATCATCATAGGCCTTCAACTCACTAGGCATAGCATCTTCGAATGTTGGCGTATTCGAATAACCATTATCAAAGTTATCCTCTGATTCATAGTCATCATCGCCTTCATCGGAACCAGAATCATAGTCATTCGGATTTTTGTTTTCATAGTCTTCGGCATCATCACCAAAGCCATCATCACCAAAATCTTCATTGTCATCGAATTCGCCATTCTCTTTGCGTTTTTCGAATTCTTGTTTTGCTTCTTCACGTTTCTGGTCCAATTCTGCTTTGCAGAAAGTAAACAAACGTTCGGAGATATCTTTCACTTGCTCAAACGAATCTGCCTTTTCAATTTCATTGACAAAAGACATTTCATCGGCATTGAATTTAATGCCAGCAATTGCACCAAGTTTAAAATGCAAGTTGATTCTATCAATCAACAACATTTCATTTACATCTTTACCTTTGATGCCAAAGAAATCACGTTCGGTAAATTGACGATATGCAATAGCCATGGGTTTACGCAAACCAGGATAACGATCTTTGATTTTGCGTTCGATACGTGCATCTTCAACCACATTCAAGAATGTAGAAAATGCAGAACCACCAGCCTTAGCAGATTCAACGTATGATTGTGGTGTGTCTAATGCGTGACCCACTTCGTGACCAACCAAAAGGTCTGTCATTTCAGGCGTGGTGTCATTCATAATGGGAAGAGTAAGACGGCGATTCACGATATCGAATGATGCAGTCTGCACCTTGCGATATTCTACCGAAATATTTTCTGTAGCAAGTAACTTTGCTAGAGTGGATTTTGAAATTTGAGTATTAAGCATGTTTATAGTGTAACTGTATTTAACCTGATTGTCAAGCGAATAACAATTTTGCCGCTTCATTAATCATTGCAATACGTTTGCCAAGTTCGGCTTGGCGCTTTGTATCTTCTGAATCAGTTTCATCCAGAGAATCATAGATTTCCATAAGAACCATACGTTCTTCCATCATATTGCCGTAGTCGCAACCGATGTAGGGATTAGCAGTCTGTTTCATACAACCTCTTTTAACTGAACAAATTCTATTATACACTATTGTCCAAGGCTGTAAAGCGATTTGTACTGCATTGTTGCTAAAAAACAACAAAAAATCCCTTTAAAATCAACAAGTTACGGCTTGTAAAATACAAAAATCGGTTCATACTTGAGCCACATACCATTTACCTTGCAAAAATTCTTTGCTTTTGGCAAACCAGTATCAGGATCAATACGATTTCCGCCTGGCATTTGTGCTAGAGCCATCTTAACGACACCTTTGAATTGCATTCCAAGTGATTCCAAAATGTCTTTGCTATCTTTTTCAAGTGGCAACATATCAGCACCAAACTTTGCATCAGCAATATTCCAAAGCAAGTATCTATCATTACGCAACCATTCAACAGCAGTCTCTAATGTTGGACGCAAGAAGCCTTCACGCCATGCATCATATCCAGTAAACTTTTTGTATGATTGTGTAGGGTCTTCACTATACGCTTCCTTAGCAAAGTAAGGAGGGCTAGTGAACACCATATCTACTGTGCCCTTGTACTTCTGGAACGAACTATCATCTCTGATAACTTCTGAACCAAGTTGAAAAACTTCATAAGTGTTGGACTGTTCGAACAAAACTCCTTCGTTCTTTGCGGAGTTATAGAAATCAGCCAAGTCGGAATATTTAGTACTAGGACTGCCGCTATCGCCATTAATAGTGTGATCGGTATTAGGATCAGTACCCACATAGTGTAAAGGAAGAGAAGTGCGAGAAGCCATAGCACCCAAAATACGCCCACCCCAACCAGAAGAGGGATCGTAAACAACAATTCTATCTTGGCTCTTAACGTGTCGAGTAAATTTTTCATAAAGATATTTTGCAGTCAATGGTGGAAAGTTAACAGCATATTGGCACCACGATACTCGAAATGCTTTTAAGCCAACAGGAAAAATCTTCTGTCCGTACTTGTACATACGCAAACGATATTTCTTCTGGTCATGCGATTTGATATTCATTGTGCATTTACTCGGAAGAGTTTCTAGAATATCTTGTGTTACTTCAAGGTACTTTGCGCCTTTGAGTTCTTCGTTGTATCCAGTATACTCTTCGTCATCATCACGACTCTCTACCCAATAGTCATATCCATATTCTCTAATATTGTTTTCTTCGAACCAATGAACAAAGTCATTGCCATTCTTAAATTTAACATTGTATGAACCAATTGTCACAACTTCATTGACTTTGATTGTGTTTGAATACGCATAGAATGAATCACGCTTGAAGTGTCGCTTAGAATACTTCAATGTCTTCTCAAGCAATTCATCTTTCAGAAAGTGGTCATAGATTGAAAGCCCATCATCATTCTTTGTGTAATTGATGCGTGTCTTCATCATGGTCGGAAACCATTGATTAGCCGCATTGCCAACTACACTAGTATTTCGAACAACATCTCTTTCGCCTGTTAGTTCATCTGCATGTTCAAACTCATGTACTGGAAATCCATACATCTCTTTGAATTGTTTTTTAATTGCACTTTCATCCCAACCAACTCTAGGTGGCTGACCCATAGTGTCCCATGAGTGTACAACTGCTTTACGCAAATCAATAAACCATTGACGAAATTCGTCTTCAGTCATCCATTGCACTTCTTCAAATGTCTTGTTCGTTTCGTGGTTCAGTAACCAATCATTACGTTCATAAAAATGTTTTGTCATGTTATTTGTTTTACAGTTATTCCGCATTTATTTAGGAAACGAATACCATCATCATCACGGTAATCTTCACCGTAAAATACTTCTTTGATACCGCTTTGAAATATCATTTTAGCACAATCTATGCATGGAGCGCAAGTGATAAACATACTTGCACCATCACCACTCTCGGTAGACTTTGCTAGTTTTGCTATTGCATTAGATTCTGCATGGAGAACTTCAGCTTTTGTTTTGAGTACAGGACCTTCGTGGGTGTGTCCAACAACTTGTTCACAGTTGTTATCCCATCCACTCGGCATACCATTGTACCCTATGGAAATGATGCGGTCATCTTTAACAACGACCGCACCAACATGCTTACGTTTTGCGCTACTCAATTCTGCAAAGACTCTTGCAGTTTTCATGTATGCGCCTAGATATTTTTCTTTAATCATTCTAAAAGTTGTTTTTGGTCAAATCGTTTTTCTTGAATGGTTGGTTCTTTAAAGAACTTTCGGGGGTTACCACACATCACACAATTGGAATCTCCACAAGTAAGTGCTGAGTGTTTTGCTAGTGTATGAGGTTCGTCTACAGGTATGTTATGCGCCTTTGCAATTTTCATTTGGCGTTTGATATGACTTTCTTTCTGCAAAATTCTACGAGAGTGTTTAACCTTATCTTCTTCAGTACTCATGTTTGACTCCTTTGAATATTTGTTATGCTACATTCCAGATTAGTGCGCCTGGTTTCCCACTACTTACTACGAACTGCCAAAGTTTAGCGTCATAGTATTTCTCAGATGGATATGGAGGGGCTTGGTCCTCTTCTACTGCTTGGTCATACTTATATGGTGAACGCATTGTCACAGCACGACCTTTTTCGTAGTCACTCATCTTGTGTCCAATCTCTACTGCATATGCAGGCACATCAGGAAATGCTAATTGCAATCCACGATTCAATGTTCCACTTGATGCAACAGTCCAAATCTCTGTTGGCTTGATATCTAAATCTCTTGCGACTTTAACAATTGATGCAAGCACAGATGGATGTTCTAATCCCAAAGGTAAGCATTGTCTATGCTTTACATCTTCTTCTTGATATCGTCTTGCTCTTGCTTTTGTCACAGTAAGCATACCATTGTCAACCCAATGAATAGTGCCGCCAAGGTCAAGCACTCTTTGCTGATGCCATGTAGGCTCTTTGCGTTTAGCCATGAAGAACGTTGCTTTTTTTCCATAGAGATTACACACGTATGTTAAAGAGATTGGACCCCAACCAACTTTGTTTGCACCACCAAAGACCCATTCATCACATGGAGTAGTCTTTACTAGATGGTCAATGAATCGTGTTTTACTTCCATACTCTAACAAGTCATCACGCACAACATGAAAGCCATTGTGCATCTCAACTATCGGTGCAGGGTTTGGGTCTTTCCAATCTTTAATTATATCAGAAATGTCTTCAGGATACAAGCGACTCATACAGTTCTCCTTCAGAAATTGCGTCTATGACTAAGTGAATTCTATTATCTGTTCCGTTGTTAATAGCTTGATGTGGCTTGCGGGTATCTAAGAACCACAAGTCTCCAACTTCCATATGAATCTTTTGTGGATTACCTTTAGTGTCCCACACAGTAAAAATCATGTTTGGATTAGTAATGATTGGTATGTGTAGTCTAGCAAGTTTGCCCTTAGACCCACCAGAGTCTTTATCAACTTGATCGGTGTGTCGTTCAAGTTCTCCACCGCCAGGTTTCAATTGCATGAAACGAACACGATGCACTTCTTTATATTTACTCAACAACTCACGCACTTCAGGAAACATATCATAGAGTGGTGTGTCTTGCAATTCAAATTTTACGTCTTTGTTTTTTTCTTTCCAGTCATCACTCATCTCAGAAGGCTTTGTAATGAAATCTGATTCTGGACGATAACCACGTAATGACAATGCAGACCATGCTTTGTCTTTGTTGTAGTTACTATAGTGATTTGTAAATGCAGGCAACGTTGCTAACTTAGCAGAAACAGATTCGATAAAGTCTGGCGTGATTGCACCAATCTTCTTAATGCTTAGAAATTCTGTTGATTCTACTTTAGGGAATGAACGTGGAATAGGACTAGTACTCTTAAAGTAAATTGCGTGTACTTCTCCATATGTTGTAATCTTAGGACCAACATAGCAGAAACCTAACTCTTCAGCCAATGCACAATGTGCTTTGTTTTCTGCCCATACAGTCAACCAAAAATTATTTCCTGACAATACGGAAATTTGTTGTTTGATCGTATTGATGTTACCCGAAAGTTTTCCAATCGATACGTCACCCTTTACTTTAGTTGCGATAACTGTATCACCATGCATTGTAATGTCTGATGCAACTTTGTTTACTGTTACGTCAATCATTGCGTCACCGAGCAAAACGAGAGTTCCTTTTTTCAAAGATTCTGCAATGTTGTTTTTCTTATACTTCGCAAAGGGAGATAACGTATATGCATTGTAGTCTGCATACTGCGCTTCAAGTCCTTTAAGATAGTCTATATCATATCCGTGTTGCCAAGGTTTCATTTCATCTCCCATCATTCTGCTTTATGTAGGCTTCTTAAAATTTGTACATTGTCATTTGGTGCCATAAAACACCGTGCCTTAACAAGTAAGTCTAATGTTATTGGATCTTTAATTTGGGTAAATTCTACTAAGTTGTTTTGTAGAACGTAATCTGCAATCTGATGAATCAATTCTGTTCTGATTTTATCTTTAACATCTGCTGTCATTCCAATAGTTTGTGAACTGCTAATCCTACACGATGCAACAATCATCTTACCTTGAATTGCATATTCGTGTGTGTTTATGTCTGTGTTGGGAAAAAAATCTGTAGGGTTATTTTGATTGAGATTGAACGCCTGTGCTATTGCCATTATTCGACCCTCTCTTCGTAGACAGTTGTAGGTACATACGGGAATGTAACATAAACTCTGCTTTCACGGCCGGTGAAATGCGATTTGAATTTTTCACCATTTTCATCTGTGTACCATTCCCAAAAAACTTTTCCATTAATATCATACGCACCGGTTTCATCTTTAAATACTCTACTACATCTTTTGTTCTGCCACATAGGCGAACCGTTTATACTTGCTACATCAGTCCATTCATCATCCGTACCTTGTAGGGGCGACAGAGGTTCAAAGCGCAAAAGTTTTTCTAAACATTGAATAGCATAACTTGCTGAGAAACCACTATGTCCTTCTGCGGCAAATTCTTCAATCATGTGGAGAATGTGCTTTCGCATCATTCCATTCATTTCATCATCGTCAGTCATTCCGATAATGTCGAGTTCATGTTCTGCGTGTCGTGTTATGTTACTCATGTTTTCCATCCTCTTTCTATAAACTTCATTGTTCTATGTTCATCCACACGTTCTGCATTAGGATTGATTTTCAATGTCTTGCTCATAATAGAAGTGTATTGCGCCTTTGAGATATGCAACTTCCCATCTTTGAGATTGATATACGGCATACAATGCACGAAGTCAAACTTTTCACGTGATTTAGCATAGGCGCAAGTGATTACCTGAATACTATTCTTGAACGTAGTTGCATTAGTGGTAATTATTTTACCATTAACAGTAATATTTGCTTTGTATTTTTCATCAACGTCAGAAACAAATTCCAATACCTCACCCGTCTTCAACAAATCTTTGAATCTATTGATATCCGATTCATCAGTCAGATAAATGTCGTAGTCTTTTGGTGGAGTATTAAGCATGACGGATGATGTTGCACCACCAGTAAGAATACCTTTTTCAAAAATCAACGATTGCAATTGCAAAGGTAGTTGCTCCAATTTAGGAACAAGCATCTCCAATAGCGTTGATTTTGTTCTTTTAATTACATCAATTTCTTCATTATTAAAAACATTATTTTTCATTTGGATATCATTCTATTTTTTAATTGTACTCACCGTTTTCATTCTTTAGTGCAGGCTTTCGGCGTAACATTCGACTGAGTTTATATAACCATGTCCAATGCCACATATGATGGAAACCAATAAACACTCTCAGATATGGCACAACAAAACCGATTGTTATACTGTCTGGTGCGAGGTTTGCTTCAACACTAAAAGAAAAACTTTCTAGTGTCCAGATATTAAATAACAACCAATGTAGATGCCAACCATTCGCATTCCATTCATCACCTGGACGATATTCGAAACGTGGCACTAATGGACATGCATCATTGCACCATAACTGATGCAAAGGATAATGTTCCCACCAATGCTTCTCTCGCTTCGCTATCATGTCTTCACTCATTTTTTTACCTTACGTTTTAAAATCATACGCTTACGCAATGCACGTTGCGTTTCAAATGTCGATGCCTTTTGAGTATACACCTTTCCAAGCATATGGTCAAATTCATGCAATGCAATTCTGGCAGTCATACCAATGAATCTCTCTGTGTTTGTTTCTCCATGTTCATTTTGAAATCTAATACGAACAGCATCTGGTCGTTTAACATTCAGATACAATAAAGGAAAACTCAAGCAACCTTCTTTCATTGAAATTTCTTTATTGGACATGTCAACGATTTTTGGATTGAACATTGCAAATGGTTCGTCTCCAGTTCTCATAACAAATACTTTATATGGTATGCCAACTTGATTTGCAGACAACCCTAAACCATCACTCTTAACCATAGTATCGTGCAATGCTTGTGCAAGTTCTTTAGGATCATGTGGTGGGTTTGTAAAATCAAAATCTTTACACTCTGTCAATAGAATTTCAGAATCTTCTGGCACATATTTCATTTCAATCATTTTGCTATCCTCGAAAAGTTATTTACTTTCTCAAATCGAATTACGTTTGAGAATTTGTCTTGAAGAATGTCACCTTTGTGAGATATCACAAATAAGTTAGAACCTTCAAGCAGATTTAAAATCTTCATCAAGTCTTCTGTTCCGTTCGTGTCTAAACTAGAGTCAAAGATTTCATCAAGAATCAAAATATTTGTGCTTGCCGAATTCTTTAGTTTAGCAACAGCACGCCAAGTCAACATCAATGCCATATCAATACGTTGCTTCTCACCTTCGCTGAACGATGCATAAGTAAAGTCATCACGGTGGCGAGATTTAATTGTTTCTTTGAATGATTCATCCAAATTGAAGTTCACAAAGAAATCAAGTGAAGCAAGATACTTGTTAACTAACTTGTTAATCACTGGTATATATTGACGAATGATTTTAGTTTTGATACCTGTGTCTTTCAACAATGACGTTGCAGTTTCATAGTACAATCTTTCCTCAGACAAAGACTTCATGTTGTTATCAAGTTCAGTAAGTTCATTATTAAGAATCGACAACTTTTCTTTTTCTGCGTCAGTATCTTCTTTTGAATTCTTGATTCTTTCTATGTCTTTCTTTATCGTATCAATGTATCGCTTCTCTACAGAAATTTCAGATTGAATTGTAGTCAATTCAGATTTCTTGTCTTGGATTTGTTCAGCAATAGATTCAATCAACTCTTGTCTAGCGGCAAGTTGTTCAACTTCAACATCTAGTTTAGACAATGCATCTTCTAACTCTTTTAGCTTTGTCTTTCTTTCTTCTACGATTGTTGTTTTGTGTTCGTGTGGAATGCCTTGCTTGCAAGTTGGGCATTCGTTATTGGTATCATAAAACTCAATATCAGTATTGACCTTCGTCATTGTTCTACCGAGATTGTTTTTCAGATTTGCAAACTTAACTAACTTAGAATCAACTTTAGATTTATCAGAAATTTGTTCAACCAAAGCAGACAAGTCTTGTTGCAGAGTTGCTTCGGTGATTGTAGATTGTGCAATTCGTATTTCATTATTTGCAATCTCAAGTTCTTGTTGTGCAATCTTAGACTCTGTGTTCTTTTTCAAATTCTCAATAAATTGAATTTGCATCTGAACCTTTTCAGTCTTCAAATCAAATGCATACTTTGCGCTTGAATAGTTTTCTTTTAGAATCTGAAACTTTTCTTTGAGTACGCTGTTCATGCGTGAGAAGATTTGAATGTCTAACAAGTCTTCGATAATAGAACGTCTGTCACTAGCAGACAATTGCATGAATGGTGTGAATGATGCACTACCCAATAAAACGATTTGGGTGAATGATTTGTAATTGAGTTTGAGAATGAATTTCTCTAGGTGTTCTTGATAGTCTCTGACTGCGGCATCTTGATTGACAAGAAGACCATTGCAATAAATCTCGAATACATTTGGCTTGATACCACGAATGATTTTGTACGATTTGTTGCCTGTGTCAAATTCAATTTCAACTGTGCAATCTTTTTGATTGATCGTGTTGACAAGCTGACCTTTGTTGATATTACGAAATGGTTTTCCGAACAGCACAAAGCATAATGCATCAAGCATTGTAGACTTACCAGAACCATTAGAGCCAACAATCAATGTTGTATTGTTGTTGTCTAGCTTCAGTTCAGTAAAGAAGTTACCAGTTGAAAGAAAGTTCTTCCATTTTAAATTACGAAAAATAATCATTCTATGTTTTCTGTAGAAAGTGCCTCAACGTAAAGTTCACGCATCAATGTTTTAAGTTTGTTAGTGTCTGAAATATTTAGGCTTTGACCATCAATAAATTTGGAGAGAATTGTCATAGTGTCTTCAGCTTGATTCACAATATCTTCGGAAGACTCTTCGTTCAATTCTATAAAGTCTTCAACGATTGTAACGTCTGCTGGTCCAACTTTATAAATTTCTTCTAAGAGTTTGTCAAACAAATACGGATTCTGTTTGTTGACTACAATGATTTTCACATACGCATTTTCGTATGGCGCAAAATCATATTCTGACAATTCTTCAATCTTAAGAATAGCATCATCATAGTTAATTTTATGAAACATTCTAAGTGGATTAGAAACAGTATCATATTGCATTGTATCTGTATCTAACACACCAAAAACTTTTTGATCTTTGTAGTCTGACCAAAACAATTCATATGGTGTGCCAACGTAGATGACATTATCTTTAGAAGAGCGAGTGTGATAGTGTCCGCTATAAACTTGAGTGTAGTTACTCAAAAACTTATAATCAATACCATCGTGACTCTGCACACCTTTAGACAAATAGAATCCATTAAGTTCAAAGTGCCCCATGCATAATGGTGAAGAAGAGTTCTTAACAAATTCATAAATCTCTTCTTCGTTTGATTTGCACATCCAAGGAATCATATCAATCTTGATTCCATCAACTTCAAGTGTTCCTGGCTTCTGCCATAACACAATGTTATGATAGTCTCTCAACAACAAGTCTGGTGAGTTTACATCAAGACTTTCTTTCCAAAAGATATCGTGGTTGCCAATCAATGCATGAACAGTAATACCATGTTCAACGCACTTGTCAAAAAAATATCGTCTGCTTTCTGCTAGAGAAATGAAATTGATATACTTGCGTCTGTCAAACAAATCACCAAGCTGAATGATTGTTCTAACACCACGGCGTGATAATTCCGGAAAGAAAACTTCATTATAAAATTTTTCATAGAATGCGTGAAACGTTTTTGAATCGTTTCTCACACCAAAGTGTGTGTCACCTAATATACATATTCTCATGTTTTCTTTGCCCGTGTTTCTTGCTATTTGTTCCTAAAGACTTATTGATTATATCACGTATTGCAGTCAAATGCAATACGGCAGATTCTTTCAAATCGTGCGGTGATCTTTTGTTCTCAACAATTTTAAGCCAATGTTCAATTTGGGCTGGTATCGGTGTTTGCATCATTTGTCTCCAAAAACTCATCAAAGACTGTTGCGGTAGCTTTCTTCTTTCGTGGCTTTGCAACTTTTTTTTCCTTGTTTGCCTCGAATGCATTAATGAAGTCGCTAATGAATTCTTCACTATACGAATCGTGTAGTACTCCATTAAGATTAGAAGCAACATATTCTTCTCCATTGTTTTCAATGAGAGAGGTAATAATTAAGTTGTCCATACTCTTGTATTTAATGTACAAATGTTTTTTCTCTTTTTGAATTCTTCGTAGAAATGCGTAGTAAATAATTTGGGTAAAGTATGCAAATGGATTCTTAGACTTCTCAGGATCAAAGTTATCGATGTACAACAAACAATTTTCAATACCATCCGACACCATGTCTTCTTTGAATGTGTAGTTAGCAAAGTTTGGCTTACGTGCCAAGTGAGTTGCAATCTTGAACAAACACTCACCGATGTATTCAGGTACTCTAGGACGAGGACCGTTCTCTGCGTTTGCAATTTTTACTGCGGCACGGAACTTCGTCATCTCTTCTAGAAATGTTTCGTTGTTCACGTAGTGTTTTTGTTTAGTTGCTGGTATTGTGGTAGTAATGCTCATTTTGTTCCTCATTTTGTTGACAGGGGCTTGACAATAGAGTAATATTGCTGTGTCCCCTATGATATTCAATGAAAGGTTTGATTATTAGCTGTTAGTACAGTTAACAATTCCTTTATCTTTTCATCTAGCTTCTTCTCTTCTTCACTATCAAATTGTTCATCAGTTTCCGTCTCATTCAATTCAATGTTATCTTGTTGCGATCCTGCTTCGAATTGGTCATACAATTCTACATACACTTTAAAAACATCATTAGTTGCCTCAGCAACAGATACAATGCTCTGTTTAAATATTCTTGCTGGTACAGAAAAATTCAATAGTGGATCCCACTTCATCATAGACAACTGATACATATGATCTTCCAATGATGTTTTAGGAGAAACAATCACACGCATAGGGCGATGTACTTCTACATAACCTTTTGTCTCTTCGACAATGTTAGCAATAACTGTATCGCCATTTGTTAGTTTTAATATTTTACAAAACATTAAGTTTCCTTTAAGTTTATTGTATAGATTTTATACTCAAACTTTTCATCATTGTAAATTTTCATTCGTTCCATAAAATGGTCTAATGTAAAATTCTTTCTGCTCTTATGTGTCAAATCATCTGAGATATCAAATAGAGTTGCCTCTTCTTTGTTATTACCCAAACGTAATCCACGACCAATCGACTGCAATGTTCTAATCTTACTCTTACTAGGTGACGCAAAAATAACATTGTGTAAATTACGAATATTAATACCTGTAGAGAAAGTACCATATGATGCTACGATAATTGCATTTTCTTCTTCTTCAGTAATTCTACGAACTTCTTCTCTTTCATTTACTCCAACAGCACCATGAATAAAGAATATAGGTCTAGAATCTTCTATAGCATCTTTCAACATATTATACAATATTCTGCCGTGTTTGTCAACGAATTGATAAAGTAAAAGTGTGTTTCCATTCAAACTCATTGTCAAGTTTCGTATGAATCTATTTCTCGATGGCTTACCTACAATATAATTTATCTCTTCTTGATACTTATAATTCTTGCATTGTTTGCATGACTCTTCATCATGCTTCAACACCAACGCTTTAATTTTAAATTTTGCTAATCGTCCAGAATCAATCAATTCTTTTGTTGTTGTAATCTGTTTGACTTTACCGAACAATCCTTCTAAGACTAATCTGTGTGTTTGTGTTCCGTCTAATGTGCCTGTTAATCCAAATCTATATTTGCATTCTGTCAGTTTTGTTAGAATAGATATCAACGACTTCGCTTTAAACAAATGCGCTTCATCTCCGATAACTAATTCAAATTCTTCGAACCATTCTTTTGGCATCTTGTAAATTGACTGCCATGTAGATATGACAATGGGGCAATCAGTTTGTTTGCTTGCACCTGACATAATCTGGTGTACGTATTTATCACTTTCAAAACCATAGTCTTCAAAGTCTTTATACAATTGTGCAACAAGAGAGATTGTGGGAACAATGATAAGTGTTTTACAACTAAGCCATCGTGTAATTAGATAGATGATTAATGACTTACCTGACGCTGTGGGTGATACAAGTAAATTGCGTCTACTTCTAACAGCATGTACAAATGCGGCTTTTTGATAATCTCGAACTTCAAATGGAATTGCTAGAGTGTCAATAAATTCTTCTGCATCTGCTACTGAAAATTCATCATACGTTTCAACTGATTTGTCAAATTCAATTTCATACTCACGTTCTTTAGCAAACTTCTCTAAGTATGGAATCAAACCATAATAGATTTGTCTGTTCTGAGAATTGAACAGGCGTATCTTTCCATCCCACACTTTGTTTCTAAATGCGGGCATGAATTTATAACCTGGAACGTAGAACGTGAAGTATTCATTCAACTCCATTGCATCGGAGTTCTCACATCTTACATGTGCATATACTTCATCTACTTTTGTAATGTATAGTTTATTGTACACCTTGAGTAAACTTCTTCCATTCTATTGCATTTTTAATTTGAAAGTTTCTTTGATTCAGATTTTTAATTACTTCTTCCAAGAACGCTAACTTTTCTTTCTGATTGATTATACGCATGTTATTCTGTATAATGTCTTTATCAGAATCAAGATACATGTCAACTTCATTTTTCATCAAACGTTTTACAAATGGTTCCCAATTCAATTCATCTAATTCTTCTTGAGATAATTTACCATTGTAGTACTCATACTTTTTCAAAGACAAGTCTTTACTTTGAAACTCTAGTGCTTTGAGTTTACGTCTTTCATCAAAATAAATTTTGAGATATTTACTGTGTAGTTCTGGAATCTTAAGCGATGCAATACCCAACTCGGTAGAATCTACTGGTGAGTCTGTACGCCATGCTTCCATAATTTGATCTAATGTCATTTTCAATCCTCATAATAACGCCATCTTCAGTATAATAACATAAAACTTAATTTATGTCAAGTCTTCAAGTTTATAGTAAGTGTAATTGAAAGTGACTGATGCGGTTAGAAAATCTTGACTGCCGGTAGAACTAAAATCTAATCCACCTAAGTCTGTTGGATACGCACCATAGAAATTAATTTTTCTATTGTTGTTGTTTGCATTTGTTTTTATGTATAGCGTTGCATCTGACGTTACACTATTCATAATGTCATCTTGATCTTTTAATGTACCACGCTTGTTGAAAGATTCTGGATTACCTAATTGATATATCCAATCATACAATTCATACCACGTTCTCATGTCTTCATCGACCATGAAAGTTAGTGTCAATGCGCCAAATGATATTTGATTTCCCGGAACACTAACTGCCGTGAATGGTGAGTTGACTGTTGTTGATTGCAAAGTCAATGATGGTAAATTTACGCTCTGTACGTAATATGTGAAGTTGGGAACTTTTCTAAGAACAAACTCAAATTTGTTGTTAGATAAAAAACTTCTGTTTATTGGTGTGATATCTAGTGTGGCCATATATTCTCCTTTATTCTATTTATGGGAGACAAAAAAAGAGGACCCTAAGGTCCTCTTTTAAATACCGATGTAATCTCGGCTTAATCAATTACATCAAGTTAGTGATGTTGATTCTGCGGTAGTAAACGTTCTTGTTAGAGAAAGACAATGTACCGTCAGCGGCTGAAGTAGCAAATGGGTTTGCAACCATGCCATAACGTGTCTTGAAGCCAATCTTTGGTTGGAACGAATCTTGACCAACTGCACGAACCATTTGCAATGGAACGTATGGGCAGTAGAACAAACCAGCGTCAAAAGCAGAAGTACCTTTGTAACCGATTGTTGCATAGTGTGTACCAGATGTTGCGGCGAAATATGGATCGATATAAACCTTGATACGACCATTCAATACACCAGCGAATGTGTTACCTGTGTCATCAACTTGCAAGTTGTTTGCAAGTGCTGGAGTGTAATCTAATACACCAGCCATTTGCAATGCAGATGCTACGTCAGAAGAACAGATAAGAACATTACCTTTACCTCTACGAGTTGCTTTAGCGATAGCGTTAGACTCACGCTCCAATTGGAACATCAAGCCTTTGAACTTCTCAACAGACCAACGACCGTTAGCATCAACGTCAAGGTTGAATGTACCAGCAGTTGTAACGTTTTCTTGTGCGCCAACTGTAGCTGTCAAGTTAATTGTA